CACAGGAACTTTACCAGTCCGGCAAAGAGAGCCTGTACTACGGGCTGAATGCCCTGTCCAACAACTTGATCATGGTGGACCGGAAGAAGCTGAAGAACCCGAATGGCTTGATTTTGGGCACTCCGGGAAGCGGCAAAAGTTTCTCGGCAAAGCGTGAGATTGCAAACGCTTTTCTGGTGACGGACGATGATATTATCGTGAACGATCCCGAAGGCGAATACTCCCCGCTGGTGAACCGGCTGAAAGGTCAGGTCATCAAAATCAGCCCCAACAGCACCCAGTTCATCAATCCCATGGACATTAACGCCAACTATTCGGAGGAAGATAATCCGCTTTCCCTGAAAGCTGACTTTATTCTTTCTTTGTGTGAACTGGTGGTGGGTGGCAAGGAAGGGCTTCTGCCGGTGGAGAAAACCGTCATTGACCGCTGTGTGCATCTGATCTACCGCAAATATTTTGCGAACCCCTGCCCGGAGAATATGCCCATCCTTGAGGACTTGTACAATGCCCTGCTCCAACAGGACGAGAAAGAAGCCCATCATGTTGCCACGGCTCTGGAAATCTATGTGAAAGGCTCCCTGAACCTGTTCAACCATCGCACTAATGTGAACGTCAATAACCGCATCGTCTGCTACGACATCAAGGAACTGGGCAAACAGATGAAGAAACTCGGTATGCTCATCGTGCAGGATCAGGTGTGGGGGCGTGTCACGGCAAACCGCAGCAGCGGCAAGTCCACCCGGTATTATATGGATGAGATGCACCTCCTCTTAAAAGAGGAGCAGACCGCTGCTTATTCCGTGGAGATCTGGAAGCGTTTCCGCAAGTGGGGCGGTATTCCCACAGGGCTGACCCAGAACGTGAAAGACCTGCTTTCTTCCCGTGAGGTCGAGAATATTTTTGAAAATTCGGACATGATCATCATGCTGAATCAGGCGGCGGGAGATCGGCAGATCCTCGCAAAGCAGCTCAATATTTCGCCCCATCAGCTTTCCTATGTGACCCACTCCGGCGAGGGCGAAGGGCTGCTGTTTTTCGGCAATGTCATTCTGCCCTTTGTTGACCGATTCCCCACCGATCTGGAACTCTACCGCATTATGACCACCAAGTTGGGGGAAGTTTCGGAGGGCACGCAGAAATGAGTGAACCGAAGCTGAACATCAAAGAGGAAACGTCAACCAAAAAGACCCGTTCTCCCCCGAAAAAAGCCAAGGTGGAGCAGTCGGTGCCCAGAAAGAAGAAGCTGAAAACCGATGCAGAAAAGACCGCCGAAAAAGCCCAGCATCTGCGGTTTGGCAAGGCGGAACTGACCCCGGACGAACTGAGCCGGTTGAGCAAGGCGCAGAAGCGTGAAATGTACGCTGCCCATGCCGCCCGGTCTGCGGTGCACCGGGAAGTTGACCAGTACGAGGATGAAAACGTCGGTGTGCAGGCGTTGAGCGAGGGCGAAAAGGCGGCAGGAAATGTCCGGGATATTTCTAAGAGCCGTTATGCCCGGAAACTGAAAAAGAAAGCCAAGATGCAGGGCAAGAAAGGCTCCAAAACCGCAAGATCTTCTGCATCGGAGCCGACTGCGGCACAAGATGCAGGCGCATCTGGCACCAGCGAGTGCGGTTCCAACTGGCTTTCCCGGTGGCGGCAGAAACAGGATATCCGGCAGAGCTATTATGCTGCCGCCCGGTCGGGCACAGTGGCGCAGACCGCAGGCGGCAAAGCGGCATCCAATGGCGTATCCGCTGCCCAATCCGGCGTGGAACAGGCGGTGGAGAAAGGCAAAACCGCTGTCAGCACCGCCGTAAAGGGGCTGATGAATGCCGCCAAGGGCAACGCACACGTTCTGGTGATCGTGGGCGTTTTTCTTTTGCTCATGCACCGAAATCTCAAAGAAGTTGGGCGTATCGCTGAACACGGTCAAGTCTTGGAAAAAGCGGCATTGGGATGCACAAAAGGGTGCACCCAAGAAGCGCACCCCGTCGCACCCAAAGGGTGCATCTTCAAAATGCACCCAGCAAGACCCGGCGGCTCGGCCTGAGAAGAGGCCGAATCTCGGCGGCGCGCCGAAAGGGAACGTCAACGCTGTTGGCAATCATGGCGGGGCACCGCCGGGAAATCAGAATGCGCTAAAGCATGGCGGCTGGTCGGCTGTGATGTTCGGTGCATTTTCCGAAGAAAACCAGAAAGCCATACAGGACTGCACGAAAGACGTGGATGCAGAGGATCTGTTGATACAGGAGCTTCAACTGCTGACCGCCCGCGAAGCATTCCTGCTCCAGCGCATCGCGGCGGCTCAGGAAAAGAAGCAGCACATCCAGTCGGTGCATACATCAAAATCCAGCAGGTCTTTTACCCGGCTGGATGAGGATAAGGAAAAAGAGGCCCATGACAAGAAAGTTTACATTGAGCGGATAGATGCAAAGGTGCAAAAGGAAGAACGTCTCCCTGGCACCAGCGTTGAGACATCAACCACCACCGAATCGAGCTACCTTATCGTGGAGCGCTTAGAGCGGCTATTGACCGATGTACAGCGCCAGAAGTCGAAGGTGATACAACAGCTTGCCGACCTGCGCAGACTGAGCAACAGCGGCAAGAATGAGCTGGTAGACGATTGGGTTGCGGCAGTCGAGGCGGCGGATGCAGAAGTGGAGGGTGAGGACGATGGCGCTGAGACAACGTGAAGTCTTTGCCAAACGACTCCCTCTGTACCGCAAAGACCCCTGCTTGTTCTTCAAAGAGGTCACTCGCTTCAAGCCAGATAAATGGCAAAAAGAAGCGGCCACGGCCATTGCACAGCACCGCAAAGTTTCCATTCGCTCAGGACAGGGCGTTGGAAAAACAGCTTTTGAAGCAAACTTGGTGCTCTGGTTCTTGGCTTGCTTCCCGTATCCCCGCGTCGTGTGCACGGCGCCGACCCGCCAGCAGTTAAACGATGTGCTCTGGGCTGAGATTGCCAAGTGGCAGGAGCGTAGCCCCGTCTTACAGGCTATGCTTGTATGGACAAAGACCCGCGTCTATATGAGAGGGCATGAGAAGCGCTGGTTCGCCGTGGCCCGTACAGCCACCAAGCCAGAGAATATGCAGGGCTTCCACGAAGACAATATGCTTTTCGTGGTGGACGAGGCATCCGGCGTTGCTGACCCCATCATGGAGGCCATACAGGGCACATTGTCTGGCGATAACAACCGCTTACTGATGTGCGGAAACCCAACGCAGAACACTGGCACATTCCACGATTCGCACACCGTGGACGCCCAGTCCTACTACTGCATGAAGGTGTCCAGCAGGGACAGCCCCCGCACGAATAAGCAGAATATCGCTGATTTGGAGCGAAAGTTCGGCAAAAACAGCAATGTTGTCCGCGTCCGTGTTGACGGCGAGTTCCCGGAAAATGAGGATGACGTCTTTATTCCGATGGCGCTTGCCACAAAAGCGGTCAATACTGAACCACTTGAACATAGCGCCCCGGCCAGAATTTCTATTGGGTGCGATGTGGCCCGCTTCGGCAACGACGACACCGCCATTGCGAAGAACATTGACGGAGACATTCAAAAGCTGGTCACGCGCCACGGCCAAGACCTGTACGCAACAGCCGATGACATTATCGAAATGTACAAGGCCCTGCGCACAGCGTATCCGCAGTATCGCGGTCTGATCTATGCGATTATTGACGATACGGGCGTGGGCGGCGGAGTGACGGACATTCTCAACAGGGAGAAGATTCGGCAGAAGTTGAACAAGCTCATGGTCGTTCCAGTCAATTTCTCGTCTGCTGTGCCGGACAAGGAAGCCGCCGGGAGATATGCCGATATTTCGACGTGGATGTGGGCTGTCCTGCGCGACATGGCGGCGTCTGGTCTCCTGCATCTGCCAGATGATGCGACTTTGATAGGTCAGCTCACGACCCGCAAGTACATCTTCAGCGGTGCGCCCTCCAAGCTGAAACTTGAAAGCAAGGAAGCGTTGAAGAAACGCGGCCTGACCAGCCCGGACCGGGCTGACGCAGTTGCGCTGGCGCTGTATGAGGGCGGAATTTTCGATGTCCGCAGCCTGATTTAACATAACCTGAAAGGAGAAAGCGTGAAAAAAGTTATTCCCGGAAAAATTAAAACACAGCTGCGCCTTGACGGTTACTACAATGTGCTGAACAAGTACGGCACCCAGCACGACAGCACTGAGTACTACCAGTGGGCGTCTGGCTCTGCGGTAAGCGATACGGAGCTGGCCGATCTTTACGCAGGAAACGGGCTGTTTTCAACCATTATTGATGCCCCGGCGGACGATGCAACCAAGAACGGCATCGACCTCGGCATCAAGGACAAAGACTTGCAGAAACAGCTCGACAACCACTTGCAGACCATCCGATACCAGAGCAAATTCGCCAAGGCTTTGCGCTGGGCGCGGCTCTTTGGTGGTGCTGCTGTGGTGATGTTGGTTGACGACGGACGGCTCCTGCAGGATCCTTTGAACTGGCGTGACGTGCACGGCGTCGAAGAGCTGTTGGTGTATGGCCGCAACGAAATGTATCCTCTTTGGGTCAATGGGTATGAGAACAACCCGGACGATGAGGACTACCGCCGGGGCGGCACTGGCATCCCGGAGTACTACCAAGTCAACAGCGTGTACGGCAACTATGTTGTGCATTCGTCCAGATGCCTTGTTTTCCATAACTCGGACATCCCGGAAAGCTCCACTATGGCTAATCTCTACCGCACATGGGGCATCCCGGAGTATCTGCGCATTCGTGAAGAGCTGAGAAATGCCAGCATAGGCCCCGGCTATTCTATCCGCCTGCTGGAGCGGTTGTCGATGGTGACCTATAAGATGAAGAATCTTGCTGGTGTGCTTTCCACGGCAGACGGCGAGGATACGGTTCTTCAGCGTATGGAGATGCTTGACCTTGCCCGTAATCTGCTGAACATGGTCATTATTGATGCCGACGGCGAGGACGTGGGCGTTCAATCCCTGTCTGTTGCTGGCGTTAAGGACATTTTGGACAATGCCTGTGCGATGTTGTCCGCTGTATCTCATATCCCACAGACGCGGCTTTTTGGGCGTTCCCCGGCGGGCGAGAATGCCACTGGAGAGAGTGACCTTGAGAATTACAAGGAATTCGTCGGGGGTCTCCAAAACGGTGACCTCCGCGATAACACCCGTACCCTCGTTGAGCTGATTCTTCGCGGCATGGTTTGGAACAGGGAAGTCAAGGAGATACCTGAGTACACCGTGACCTACAAGAGCGCGTGGAGCCCGTCTGACGATGAAAAGGCAGCACAAGACCAAGCTGCCGCTGCGGCACAGCTCACCAGAGCGCAGACCGCTGGCACATACGTCACAAATGGAATTGTCGAAGCTGAAGAAGTTCGCCGCGCGATGGTTCGGGACGAACAGTTTGACCCGGAGAATATTCTCACGGAAGCGGACATCCATCAAGACTGGGGCCTTGGCGGAGCCGATACCCAGCAGGAGGCCGCGGATGGTCAGCAACAGAATGTCGAGGACGCCAGCGGTCTTGTTACCGATGAGGGAGACTGTGGTTATGTTGCCGGCTTCGTTCTGAATGATGGAAAAATCTTATGTGGGCGCCGCTCCGATGGTCAAGGATGGTGTGGCCCCGGCGGTCACATTGAACCCGGAGAAACTCCGGGAGTGGCTTTCCGCCGGGAAGCCAAAGAAGAGTTTGGCGTTGACGTTGGGAATATTACCTATCTTGGAAACTGCAAGGGAAAGCCGGAAGAAATC